ACCAGCTCTTGAGTATGGTTTTCCAACATTGCTGCATACCCCTTAACGTATTACTACGAAGGGAAAGGCAGCGCAATGAGGAAAAGACGAATACGGACCAGGAGTTTCGAAAACTCCTGGACGCTATTTCTCTTTCATTGAAAACAGGCGACCCCAAAGAGAAGGTCGTGTGGTCTCATGACTATCACAATCTTTTCACAACACGGATTCGTGGACGACCTTTGGATCGACACGAACCGGATGCGATTATCAAGGTTCTAGCCACCCGCACCTTTTGGTACGGGCGTCTAAAACCTAATGTCAAGCTTATGGTTAAGCACATGGTGCGTAACGGTAAGCTTCTCAAATTGAAGGAGATCCTGCACGTAGCTGACGGAGTAATCTGTCAGCTACTTGTAAGTTTCCCCGAGATTCTTATGACTTCCGAATCTGTTAGCGCATATGCGGTAACAGATCGGATTTCAAATTCAATCATCAGTTCTTGTATGTTTAACTACTCTAGAGTAGTTAAAGATATCAAGAAATTCAGGAAAGTCCTCCGTCATGCAGCTTTCGAAAAACGAGAGCTGCCTGAGGAAGGCTATAAATCAATGAGTTGGGCAATTCATATTATACGTGAGTATAATAAGATTGCCAAACGAAATTCGAAAGAGAAGATGTTCCGCGTCTGTACTTTCACACAGACCCGGAGCACCGGTCTCGCTGATCATCGAATGGTGGAGGAAACGATTGATGAATTCATCAATCAGGTCACCACCAAGAAAGATTTTACTCCGGACGATCTCCTCATCGAGTGTATCGATGAGGTTACGACGGATGTAGCATTTGATGCTGATGGGATATCGGCGCACTTCCGTGCGTCGATGTCGACATCAGCTTGCATTGAATCGTCGCGAAAACGGGATGGCAAATATGGCCATCTCCGTGATCTGGTAAGGGCAAACCACCTACCAGTCCCGGAAGTACCAACTCCTGACTCACAAGGAGGGGAGATTGGTACTCCGCTTTGGCACAAAGCACTTCGAATGGCGGAGGAACGACACACTGACCTTTGGAAGGTCAATGTGGCGGGCATCCGCGAAAATGGAAAATGTAGAGTGGTCACAAGTGGATCATTCTACAAAGAAGTCTTGCTCCAACCTTTCTCCCACCTCACAATTGAGATGGCGAAAGGGAACCCCCTACTCTCGCAGTCTTTTCAGGCTGCCAGACTAGGGTGGGAGTTCATTCAGCAGATCAATAATCTCGACCCCGTAAGGGGCGAGATATTGTTCGAAGACGAAGTTTCTGTCTTGTCATTCGACTTTACAAAAGCGACCGACGCGCCCACTCATGAGAGTGGACGCGCCGTAATCGGACCACTCTTAAAAAAGACTGGCCTCGATGACAAGATAATTGAATTGATACTCGACGTCTGGGTAGGGGATAAAATCCTCTATCGAAACGGCGAGCAAATCGGTGTGATGGTCAACGGTATCCCCATGGGGGATCCGCTGACCAAAACAAATCTCTCTTTGGTTCACCCAATCTGCTCCTTATACGCTAAGAAGAAGATTGGGCGACGCATTGTTACCATCGGTGTCGGAAACGGAGACGACGGCCTACAAATGGCCGCCGGTCCGTTCAGACAACAATTCTTTGAACATTTCCTACATGCGGCAAGCATGTTAGGTTATGAACATTCAATCGAGGATACTTTCATCACAGAGGACTGGTGTACCTACTGTGAGGAAGTTTTCCGAATTCCAGTTGATCGGTTCCACATCGTTACAAACGCTGTGCGAATCCGAGATTCAAGAATTTCCCCGTATCTGGACCAACCGAAAGGTCGGTTGATCCTAGACACGCGGAAAGATCGTCAGGACTATAGCTCTGACCCACGAGGGAAATACACCCTCATGGGCAAAGATATGGAATATGTAGCAAAGGACTCGAGTACAGGAATTAACTTCTTGTTCTCGGTGTCTTCTGCATGTCAAGATATATGTCTGGGACTACGAGACCGGCAAGAGCCGGTCTCGTTGCCAAGACAAATTTTCGGAATCGGGAAGCCACCTCCCAAATGGGACGTGGCTACCTGGTTCAATCAAATCATTGCCCAAAAGTCGTGGCCACGGTATTTAACCGTGGCCACGATGATGGAGCTCATCGGTTGGCGTCCACGACATTACACCACATTGCGTGGTGTGATGCGTGAACAACCTCATTTCAATGGTGAGTCTGTTCTCGAGGTCCTACGGATCCCGGAAACAGACCCAATCAAACGATATCGGGTGATCAAGGCGGACGACTGGAAATTATTTCCAGCCGGCGTCATTGATAAACTCATTGTTGGAGGGGCCCTGATCAGGGAGTCAAAACTCTCTGGTCAGTACCTCTTCCATAAACGGATGTCTGGGCTCGACGTCGGACAGGTTGACCTGTTCGAGGTGGCCAAGACAATGACTAAAGAAATCGAGGAATTCGATGAACCCACCATTTTAAAGGTGGTCACCGAGTTCTCCCGAACATATCGAAATAGACCTTGGACATTACGTCAAGTAATGTGCGAGGATCTTTATTTCCCAGAGATTGTGGCAATTATGGCCAAGGCCGACCCATTACGGGTCGACCTTGACTATCCTTACCTTCAACGATTCAGAAGGCGACCAAAACCGGACAGTCCGTATACACGGAGTGTCGCGGAGTTGGAGGCCTGGTTCATGGATAATTATGAGGATATACTACAAGGGAAGGAGACTCCTCTCCCCCCTCGAGCAATCCTCGCTGATGATGATATCATTTGTCTTGAAGCCGAACGGCTTGAAGACAAAGTGATTCTAATTGTGACAGATGATCGCAAGATGGCAAAGCGATGTGCTTTGGCAAACTTGGACAAACTGATTCTTCGTTGCTCGTGTCGTGATTGGGTCTTCCATTCGGCGGACGCAACACGATTCGAGGATGAAATTGCAAAAATGGTACGCTACCGGCCCAAAATCTTAATTGATTTTGGGTCGCTAGATACCTTCATGAATGTGACCGGTGCGACGTACTCCTATGGAATACCTCACACCGATCCTCTGATTCGGGAGTGGTCTGGTGATGTCCCTCGAAGGACACCCTTAAAACAGGCCGAAATTTACAAGAAATTTCGCATCAGACCACCAATTACACGTGACCTTGTGTCTAGTATCATCGAAGTGATGACACATAGACACAGTCAAGCATTCGCTAGGCTTCACCTCAGTGCTCCTGTAACGGAGCACTGTGAAGGTGCCTAGATTGCGCTGGTTAATCCCTAACAAGACGGGGCGACCGGTTGGTCCTTGGACTTCCGGCGTTCCACGCTTGGTCTCGAAAGAGATTATTGCTGCATACCCCTTAAC